GCAGATTTTTTCCACTAAGAACGCTTGAAGACTTTATGTAATCAGTCAGGCTGGGTAGGGTAAGAAAAGTTCAGGAAGAATTGCAAAAGGGTTTACTCCTGGATCCTCTACCCCCTCTTCTGAGTGGAAAAGTGTTAAAGGTCATTCAGTACGCACTATGAAAAAGCATGGTAAGCAAAAATCTAAGAAGTTTGAAAAGTATGAGGTAGACAAATAATGTTACTCACTGATACACATATCCTAGATAATATTGAAATTCTAGAAGAGTCTAAGTCTAAAGGCACTATGAAAATTAGAGGTATTTTCCAAAGGGCTGATGAGGCTAATAACAATAAGAGGATTTACTCTAGACCTATTTTAGAAAGAGAAGTTATAAAGCTAACCGAGGCTATTAGTGAAAGGCGACTCTTGGGAGAGCTAGATCACCCCACTCATGACGCAGTAAAGCTTTCTAATGTTTCTCACTTAGTTACTGGGCTAAAAATGCAGGGAAAAGAGGTCGTAGGTGAAGCTGAAATACTTAACACCCCCGCAGGCAAAGTCGCTCAAGCATTAATAAATGATGGAGTAAAGATTGGAATTTCTTCAAGAGGAATGGGCACATTGTCGGAAGATATTAAAGGTAATAAAACTGTCAACGAAGACTTCAAGCTTATTACCTTCGATCTTGTTGCAGACCCGTCAACTAGAGGAGCGTTCCCTCAAATATCCGAAGCTACATCTCATAGAGCGCATGAGATTGTAGAAAGTACATATAAAAAAGCTAGAGCAGAAAAGGTATTTGTTACTCTACTGAAAAAGAAGTTAGATGAAACTCATCTACCTTCCAGTCCTAGAAAAAAGTACTAGAGGCTAGGGTTCTTCCAGCTCGGGATCCCCGCGCTCATGGTCCAAACCGACCCCGACCTAGCGTTGGTTCTGGAAGAAGATTAAGTCCTCCTATAAGAAGACCAAACCCAGACTTCTTTCCTCATCTCCCGAGAGAGCCTCACTCCCCACGCTTTAGCAGGGTTTCTGCTGCGTCTCATCCTGGGTGGGGTGCCCCACAAACACGCAGACAAAGGTTTAGAAGTATCTTAGGTCTAGGAGGAGGTCCTGGGGGGCATAGAAGTAGAGTGCATACAGGACGAGGTGGAGCGGAGGCGAGAACCGCACAAGGAACTTATGAAATCCCACAGGTCGCGCAAAAAGATGATGAAGGAAATCCTATACTAAACAAAAGGGGGAAGCCTGTAATGGGCCAAATACCAGGGGTTCCCAAGGGGGCGCGAGGGGCAGGTGCAAGAGCCCCTGAATTCAGGCACACCCAATCTAAAGAAGAGGGGGGAACTGGATTGGGAGCATGGACAGGAAGGAAGCCTATAGGTAAACCTGGAGGAATGCTCTCCAGGATGAGAAAATCTTGGAATCAAATGACCCAACAAAACTTAGCAGCGTTAGATGTACAAAGAGCTAGAGAAGGGTTGCCTACTCGTTTCCAACGAGAATTAGATCCAGAAAAGCCATATAATATTTTAGGAATGCCTAGAAGGGCTCCTAGAAGAACTATATCAGATCGTCCACCAACACCTACAACACCTACAACACCTGCCTCACGCCCAGACCTCTATTTGAACTTGAGGAAGACCATGGATGATATCTCAGGTGAAGATCCAGAGGGGTCTACACCAGAAGAACTCACAAAGGCTTGGCCTGGACATAAAAAACCCTTAGATCCAGCCTCTCCCCCTCCTAGGAAACGAAACGAGTCTGATGATGATTACGCAGCAAGGATAAAACCAAAGAAGAAGAAGAAGCCGAGTAGCCCGTGGAGTTGGATGACGGACAGTTCAATTCTATTCAAAGGAAAATCTTTGAGAGAAATGCTTAACCGTAGAATAAAGGAAGTAAGCAAAACTAAATAAAAAAACAAAATTTATCTAGTATTAAGATAGATATACTTAGCGAAGGAGCATATAATGACGAGTAATAAAATGGAAAGCATGGCTGAACTTCTCCCTGAAGGATTAAGTGAAGACACTGTTAATGAGATTTGTGAACTTGTGAACGATGTAATTACAGAACAAGTGGACACACGAATGAGATATCTTGAAGCTAAAGTTCAAGGGTTCCTTCGCATGAAAATGGATTCATTAAAAGAACATGCTATTAAAGAACTTGAAATGGAGAACGACATTTTTAAAAATGCTCGTCTGTTTGAGTCCCTTAAAACCTTAATGGCGGTAGAACTCTCAGATAAAGATGAGGACAGCGCAGTTAATAAGGCAGTAGAAGAAAGTGTTCAAGTAGAAGAAGAGAATCAACTACTTGTAGCAGAGCTTAACAAGGCACTTGTTGAGAACTCCAAGTTAGAAAATACGCTACAGGCTTTAAACGGTAAAGTGGATAAGCTTCAAGAATCAAGAGAGTACCTGCACTCTGAGCTAGAGAACCTAGCCGAAAGCAACCAGCAACCTTTCCGTTCTTCGGAGAAGGCGATAATGATAACAGAAAATGTTGACGCGGAGGAAATTCTTTCTCCTGCCCAGGCTACGGGTAATGAGTGGCTAACTAAAGATGTAATGGCTTTTATGCCTCTCGAAGATTAATTTTATAAGGAATTAAATATGAGCAACTCCCCAAAACTAATTTCCAACGAAGTAGTGGAAAAATGGGAACCCGTTCTTGAGGGTATTAAGTCCGATTACGACAAAAGGGTTTGCGCCCAATTAATGGAAAACCAAGCCAAGTCTTTTATTGCTGAAAGACTTGATGAAGAAGCCCCTTTCGCTGCGGGTAACGCAGTAAACACAGTGGGTCAGTTGGACACCTTCCAGAAATTCGCTTTCCCCCTTGTTCGTCGGGTTTACCCTCAACTTATTGCCAATAATATTGTTGGCGTTCAACCTATGCAGGGACCTGTTTCACAGGTCTTTTACTTAGGTAACTCAAGACACTCCGCACAGGCTAACGCTATGCAGGATGTCTACAGCAAGTACAACCTCACTTACAGAGGACTCACTACAAGTGCAGTCTTTAGTGGGGGTAACCTCGATCTTGATGTTACTACTAACCCAACCCAGAGTCAGCTTATTGGTTCTGCTGTTGGCGGTAACCTTGCAGGTGTGCCAAGTCTCTCAGGAGGCGCATGGTCCCCTGGTACGCCAAGTACTACTCTTGGTGGTCAGATCGCCGCATGGCCCGAAACCGATAAGATTTGGGGCTTCAATGTATCTGCTGGTGAAAGACTCTCTGCTGGTGAAATCCCAGAGATTACTTTCCACATCCAACAACAACCTGTTGCTGCAAGAACTCGTAAGATGAGGGCTCTGTGGACTATGGAGGCTTCTCAAGACTTGAGAGCTTACCACGGTCTTGATCTTGAGAAGGAGCTTACTGAGCTTCTCAGCAACGAGCTTCGTTTAGAGATTGACCGTGAGCTTATTGAAGATATTCGAATGATCGCATATGATGTCAATCCTGGAGCTACTAATACTTTAGGTGGGTTCAACAGAGCTATGCTTGATCAAGCTAACCCTAACAACTTTGTCTTTAACCCAGATAACTTTGCAGGAAGCTACACTTATGATCAGTCTGGGCTTGCTACTAACCCCGCAGGGGATGGAAGTAGAAATGTTTTCCTAGTGGACTTCGGTGCTGGTTCAGGTGCTTTTGCTCCTCAGCATGTGGGTCAGATGTACTCAAACCTTCTTGCTACCATTAACCTCGCTAGTCAGGACATTTATAAGTCTACATGGCGCGGTCCTGGTAACTGGATCCTCACTTCACCCCTTGTTGCTTCTCTTCTTGAGTCTGCTGCAAAGCTTGAAGGAGGTCTTCCATCAGGTGACGGTCCTAGTAACATGGGTGGAACTATTCAGTTCAAAGGTAAGTTCGCAGGTAAGTACGACATGTACATTGATCCTATGTATCCTGAAGACGAGATTCTTGTAGGCTATAAAGGCTCTAACGCGATGGATGCAGGTTATGTTTACGCACCCTATATCCCATTACAGCAGCTTCCAACTATAGTTGATCCTGCTTCGTTCCAGCCCAGGAAGGGTATCATGACTCGCTACGGCAAAGTCGCTATCACTCCTGAGTCTAGATTCTATCGGATCGTGAGAATTGTTGGGCCTACTGCCAACTACCTCACCTTCCCCTTCGTCCAGCAAGCTACCTTAACTGGTTCACCAAACGCTGGTATTGCACTCTAGTAATCCTAATAAGGATTAGGTAAAAAAAAGAAAGGCTGGGTCCTCCCAGTCTTTCTTTTTACCTATATAATATGTAGAACATGTATAGATATAAGAGTACGAGCCAATTCCCAATGCTTGTGTGCCTAAATGATCGCATCATTGAGATCAGGCCACGACAAATTATTGAAACATCCACCGAGGTAAAATATCCGTATTTAGTTCTAATAGAAGATGCGAAAAAAGAAACAAAAAAAGGAGATTTAAATGGCAAATATAGGAGCAAACCCAACACCCCTAAGATACGGAAATAGCTTCGGAGTAACAATCCAACCTGGGCTTGATAGTTTTACACCAGGAGGGGATATTGACCCTGATAAGCTAAACACAGGCAAGCTTACTGATACTGTTGAGTTTAGTTTATTTGATCAAAGCATTAGAGACTATGTTTTAGCTAGATTAGGACACCCTGTAATCAGGGTAGAGCTAACTGATTTTCAGCTAAAGTCTTGTATAGATGAGGCTATCACTAAGCTGGATTACCATGCACCTCTCTGGACTCTGCAAATGGCAGCTTTTGAGGCATCTGCTGGTGTAAATCAGTACGAACTCCCACGATATATGTTAAACAACATTGAGTATGTTGTATATAAGAAAACTCTTCTTACTATTCAGTCTCAAGCAGGAACTTTGGAATTTGATTTCTTTATTAAGTACTTCCAAGATAACTTTCTCTTTAGTAATTTTAGTGTAGGAGATTTTTATCTCTTGCAACAAAACTTAGAGATGATGAGAAAGGTTTTGAGTCAGGAAGGTTCTTGGAATGTTATTGACAACCGAATGCTTCAAATATACCCTATGCCTGAGGTTAATGACACCGTTATAGTGGAATACAGAGCGTTAAACTCTGATACTATTCAACCAGCGTACAGAAATTGGGTACAGAAATTTGCTCTTGCGGTTTCAAAAACTGTTCTTGGTCAGATTAGAGGTAAGTATGCAACCCTTCCCTCGCCTGGAGGGGGAGCAACTCTTAATGGAGATAAGCTTGTTGCAGAAGGCGAACAAGAAATGCAGAGATTAGAGCAAGAACTTATCACTCAAATTGAGGAGCCACCCACCTTTACCTGTTACTAGTTATGGCAAAAGTACCACCATATCATGTTGATGTTCAGATGCCTCCTCTTCCTGAGGTAGAATCTGACAGTAATTTAAGCTTATTTGATCCTGGAAACCCTGATATCAATTTATTTAACTTGGTAGACGATGAGTTAATAAGGCTCGGAGGATCTCAATTAAACTACTTTAAATTCTTCAGAGACGAAACTTATGATGAAGTTTATGGAGAACTTAGGAGTAAACCTATAG